GATAGCGAGGATGATTTGTTCAAGCACATAGACAAAGACATGAAGTGTGTGTCATCTATGGTGCGGGATGTATCTTTAGTAGATGAGGAGATTGACACATGAACTGCTGGCACTGTAATACACAGCTAATATGGAACAGTGACGATGACATAGATGAAGATTGTGAGCCGTGGAGAAATGCTAATAAATCTTTCAGCATGGTCACGATACTGACTTGCCCTAAATGTGACAGCATGGTAGAGGTATATTATCCACGAAAGGAGAATGACGATGACGTATGAAAAAATATTTGCTAGAATGTCAGGACATTTCCTGTGTCAACATTTGCCTGATGATTGGAATGACTGGCCTGAAGAAAAACTAGATAAGTTTTTTGAAGATAACGTATGGGAACCGCTAGAGTATTGGGACATCAATGATGTATATGGTATGATTGATTCACTGACTGTGGATGTTATAGACTTAATGAGTAAGGAGACAAACAATGATTAAGTTTGACCCCGACAAAGCATACACGATAGGTGTATGGGATATGCCTATGTATGTGTATGACCATGATGAGGATGACTATGTGCGTAATGAAGATGGAACTGTTGCCTTATTCAATCTTCCCCACTACGACTATTCATACATCGGTGATGATGCTGATGTAGACACACTTGAGTTGCGTGATAAAGGAGATGATTACGATGGCTAAAGATAACAAACTATGGATACAACTAACACCTACAGAGGCCAATGCTTTGATGATGTTACTGGATGGCGAGATGGAAACCCGCTTTAGATATGAGGGACTTGACCTCAAGGAATGGGAAAACCTTGACTTAGAAGCCAATAAAATATGGGCTTATCATAAGTACAAGTCATGGTACAAGGAGAATTGCGATGACTAAACCAAATAGCATATGGATACAGCTAACACGGGATTGGACAAAACTAACACGGGATGAGGCTTGTGCTTTTATGGTGGCACTAGATATGAAAATGGAGAGCGTACTTAATATTGTGAGTGATCTTGAATCACAAGAATTTTTAGCCTACCACAGATACAGAACATGGTTTATGGAGAAATATAATGAACAGATTTCTAATTGACCATCACCCGGATGCCATAGCCAAGCAGCTATGTGACCAACACATTGTCAAGATGCCATTGGAAGAAGCGCAGATGCTATGCACTAGCCTGTGGCATCATGCACCTAAGTACGCAGAAGCTAAAGGTTTGTACAAGCCTGTGCATCAGAAACATCCATGCACATTGTGGGCTATGGAAACACAAGCTAACTACCAGTTTGCTTACACATTGTATGACGCAATGTTGCGTGAATACACACACCGCTATGGCAAGGAACATGGCGCAGGTAAACACAAAGCTGCGTTGTATCACGGCATCAAACACATACCAAACAAGACAGGTGAAGGTGCTGTCGGTCTTACACCACACCCGCAATGCTTCAGCGGTCATGATGACCTTAAGACAGATGAGCGTTGGCCTATCATGGCCTATCGTGCTTTCTACGTTGTTGACAAATCAAAATTTGCACGATATAACAAAGGCCGTGAGATGCCACAATGGATGAGAGGTAAGCAGTAATGGAGTACGTAATTGGATGGATAACTATAGAATTGATTGCTCACATTTTAGCTGCAATAGTAAACTGAAAGGAGAATAGATATGACAAAGAAAAAAGAAAAAACACAATGGGAAATCAACCAAGAACAGGCTGCTGCCACATGGAAAAGCATGACACCTAAACAACAACAGGCTGTGCTGGAAATGCTACAGGCTTTTGTACCTATCAGACAAGCAGTGTCTGAGTTCTGTGACATCAGCTACGATGACTTACGCAACATGGATCAGGCATGGTACACGTTAAGGCGATTACTTGTCGATGACAATGTTGAAGTAAAGTACTGGAACTATTAGAATGGATATTATTCTAGGTATAATCATATTTATTGTGTTAGCAGTCTTTACTTTATGAAAGTTTGCTGATATAACAGAACATCAATTGACGATATGAAAGGAGAAATATCATGCCACTAGATTTTACAGCAGAAACACTGTTACCAGATCACCTCAACTTCCCTGTGGTCTTTGAGCCAACTAAGTTTGACAAGTCAAAGTATGTCATCAACGGCGACACAGGTGACTATCTTGGTATTGTAGGCAACGGCTTTAAGTGTGCCTCACATGGTGACTTTTTCACCCAAGCACACAACGCTGTGTCTGAGCATCTTGGTGCGGAGTTCTGTGACAACATGAACATCAACTACAAGACTGCTCGTAACAATGCTTGGGTTATGATGGACATGACAATGCCTAACGTCTTGCGTAAGATCACTACAGACAAGCACAGCACAACCATTGCACCTCGCCTGATTGCCTTGCATGGCATTGATGGTTCATGCAGCAACATGGTCTTCTTCGGTGCTATCGACTTCTTCTGCACAAATGGAATGGTCACTGGTGACTATGACAAGATCAAGCGTAAGAACACTAGCAACTTCAGCTTGGATAAGTTCATTCAAGAGTTGCAGTCATCTGTTACAGATTTCTATGAAACTGCTGACAAGTTCCAGCGTTGGGCTAACACAAGTCTTATGACTGTTGATGTGAAGTCTTTGCTTGAGGCTGTAGTCAAATCTGAACGCAAGTCAGAGAAGATGTTTACCCTTTATAATCAAGAGGTTAGCACACGTGGGCGTAATGTTTGGGCATTATATTCTGCCTTCACAAACTATGCCAGCTATGCCGATGAGCGTAATGGGTTCAACCTTCGTAACACTGGCAATGACACTGAAGCACAGTCCATGTGGGCAAGAGAACAGGAAGTTGCCAAGTGGATTGATTCACCTCAGTTTCAGGCGGTGGCGGCATAATGCAATATAATCTGTTCAACGAAAGTGATTACACAGTTGAACTAGGTGACGACACAAGGGTATGCATCAAGTGCAGCAGAGAACTGGACATTGAGTTCTTTCAGATTGATGCATACCATGCCAATGGGGATGTCAGGCGCAGACCAGAGTGTGTTGACTGCAGAAAATCTGCTCAAAAACAGACAAGAATGTTGCACAAAAATGCACCACCTGTTCCTGACAATCACCAATGTCCTATATGTTTACGTGACAAAGATGGCATTGTTGGAACGAATCATCCTAGCCATAACTCATGGTGTTTAGACCATTCACATAAGACAGGACAGTTTCGGGGATGGTTATGTCATCAGTGTAATCGTATGTTAGGCATTGCAAAAGATAATGTTGAAACATTTAAACGTGCAATAAAATATTTGGAGAATGAAAAATGAAACTTAAAAAACTAGTAGACGATTACTATTCTTCCTACGATTACAGGAACTTACGTGATGAAACTAAAGCACACTATAAGTATCTGTTAAACGTAATGCTAAACACTGAGGTAGAGGGCAAGCCCCTCTGCCAATACAAATACACAGACATGCCAACTCGTGTTGCTAAGATGGCATACAACGACTGGTGTGAACGTGGTATTTCAATAGCCAATCACCTGCTGTCAGTCACTCGCATTGTCTTCAATCACGGATTGCGTATGGAGATGTGTGTAATCAATCCTTTCGCTAACGTGCGTAAAAGAGCCGCTGACAGGCGTAAGGTTGTTTGGGGTAGGGAGGATGTACAGAAGTTCCTAAACGCCGCCTACAGCGATTTTAGCAGCCGTAACATCGGTTTGATTGCTCACATGGCATATGAATGGTGTCAAAGACTAGGTGATATGCGTCTGCTTACATGGGATGCCATCGACTTTGAAGCACAGACTGTCTACATTGAACAATCTAAGCGTAAGGCAGAGGTACATTTGCCTATTGAAGATGACTTATTTGAGATGTTAAAGCAGCAAGAGCAGGACTTTGGCTTTCAGCAATATGTTGCACCTAGACCAAAGCCTATTGATGGTAAGTTTATACCTTACAGCTTATACAAACTGCCATTACATAGCCGTAAGATTATGGATGCAGCAGGATTGTCAAGTGAATTAAGGTTATCTGACTTACGAAGGACTGGTACAACTGAAATGGTAGAGGCAGGTGTCGGTATGGCACAAATTATGTCGGTTACAGGACATGCTAATCCATCTTCAGTAAAACCCTACTTAAAAAATACACTACAAAGTGCAGATAGTGCATTGACAGCTAGAAAAACACATGGTATAAGCATAGCAAGTGCCGCAAAGAAAGGTGATATTACATGAATAATATATATAACATTGTAAGTGATATGGATATTACTAATGGAAGTACAAAGAGAATAGATTGTCCTAACTGTGGTGGCTATCGTACATTCACAGTGACCAACAATATGGGTTCTCTTATATGGAACTGCTATAAAGCATCTTGTAATATCAAGGGTGGCACTAGAGTGCATCTGTCTATGGATGACATACGTGCAGGATTTGCGGGTGCAGAGCAATTTGCTACACAGACATTTGAACTGCCTAGTTACATTGTACCTCACAGAGATAAGCGTACTGTATTAAACTTTTGCTTTCGCTATAAGCTAGACCCAGATGAGGTAGGTGTTATGTATGATGTAAAAGAAGATAGAATTGTTTTTCCTGTTGTACATGATGGTAAAATTGTGGATGCTACTGGTCGTGCGATTGGTAAGCGTTTACCTAAATGGAAAAGATATGGAAATAGTGGCTTGCCATACACACATGGTTGTGGTAATGTCGCCGTAGTTGTTGAGGACTGTGTGAGTGCAGCCGTTGTTGGTTACGGTTCCTTTGTCGGGGTTGCGCTTCTTGGAACATCTCTACAAGAGGCGCATAAAGGGTATCTTGCACAGTTCTCAACAGCCATTATAGCGTTAGACCCCGATGCGCTACCTAAGACGTTACAGATGGCAAAGGAATTACGAGGACACGTGAACGATGTTCGTGTACTCAAACTAAAAGATGACTTGAAATATCGTAACCCGACAGATATGGAGAATTTACATGGAATTATCACTGATTAGAAGTTTAATGGATAGGTCATTCTATGATGACCATCGTGGCGCACGTTGTCCTGACAGATTGTTCAGCAAGGATGTGCGTAAAATCAAACAGGCTATTGATGCAGCTATGGATCGTTATGAGCGTACTGTAACACCTGATGAGATTGAGGCTCTGTTTATTTCAAACAACCCAACAATGACGACAGCACAGAAGCAGGCTTACACTTCTTTGTTTCATAAGATTAAACAAGAGCAACCAATGGGCAGTGACGTAGCACAAGAGGTGTTATCTAAACTGTTTCAGCAAGTTGTTGGCGAAGACATTGCCAATCTTGGCTTTGACTATGTGAATGGTGACAAGTCCAGTCTTGAGCCATTGCGTATGTTGCTTGAGCAGTATGGTGATGACTTCACCCCCAACTTAAATGTAGAGTGGGATGACATCGACATTGAAACACTGCTATCACGCAATGACCTAGAAGCACGTTGGACGTTCAACATTGCAAGCCTTACACGTAAGGTAGAAGGTGTTAATGCTGGACACTTGATTGAAGTAGGTGCTAGACCCAACACAGGTAAGACATCCTTCCACGCCAGCTTAATTGCTGCTCCGGGTGGCTTTGCACATCAAGGTGCTAACTGCATCATCCTGTGTAATGAAGAAGGCTATCATCGTGTAGGTGCTAGATACTTGACTGCTGCAACTGGCATGACTATGCGTGAGATTAAAGATAATCCAGCTAAAGCACGTGAGTTATATGCACCTGTTAAGGAACGCATTAAGATTAAAGATGCAACAGGTCGTGACATGAATTGGGTTGAATCAATCTGCAAATCATACAAGCCTGATGTTGTACTGCTGGACATGGGTGATAAGTTTGCCAAGACAGGTGGCTTTGCTCGTACAGATGAAGCATTAAAGGCTAACGCTGTTCATGCACGTATGATTGCCAAGCAGCATGAGTGTGCAATGTTTTATATGTCACAGCTATCTGCTGATGCTGAAGGCAAGGTATTGCTTAACCAGTCTATGATGGAAGGCTCACGCACAGGTAAAGCTGCTGAAGCTGACTTAATGATATTGATTGCTAAGAACCCACCAGTAGACAATCAGGATGAAGAAGATACACAACGTCACTTGAATATTGTAAAGAATAAGTTGACAGGTTGGCATGGTGTGGTACACTGTGAACTTGAATATCAGACAGCGAGGTATACAGTATGAGAAAAAAGTTTGACAGAACGCTACACAAAGAGCATGATAAAAAAGCAAGAATGAGAACTATGGAGTTTATGCAAATAAAAGGATATGAGGTTTGGGAGAATCCGAATGAGTATGGACAAGACCTAATTGCAGAAGGAAGCAAGGGTAAGTTTTTTGTCGAATGTGAAGTAAAAACAGTTTGGCGTGGAGATACTTTTCCGTTTGACAGTTTACAACTACCTGAAAGAAAGAGTAAGTTTTTTACAAAGCCAACTTTGTTTTTCATATGGAACAATGAATTGTCTTGTGCTATGATGTTTAAGTCGGATGACGTAAAAGATTTGCATCCAGTCGAAGTACCAAATAAATATGTTTCATCTGGTGAATTGTTTTATCAGATACCACTAGATAGAACTAAAACAGTAAGGATGAGTAGATATGAAACTAACAATTGATGTAGAGAACACAGTAACACAGCGTGACGGTAAGATGCACCTTGATCCATTTGAGCCAGAGAACTCACTGACAATGGTTGGTATGCTTAACGATCAAGGTGTCGAGCGAATTGTAACATTTGACCACAGTGAGGTTGATGCTGACGACTTTGGACACACTGTTGTTCAGGAGTGGTTAGACAAAGCTACGGTCATCATCTGCCATAACGCTGCCTATGATTTGATGTGGCTTTGGGAGTCAGGCTTTAAGTATGATGGTGCAGTCTTTGATACAATGTTGGCAGAGTATGTGCTACAGCGTGGTATTAAAGAGCCACTGTCACTTGAGGCTTGTGCAGAACGGTACGAATTAGACACAAAAAAGCAGGACACATTAAAAGAGTACTTCAAGAAAGGATACAGCACTCGTGACATACCACATGCTGAGTTAAGTGAGTACTTATCTTCTGACCTTCGTGCTACACAGCAGCTTGCTGATAAGTTATGGTATCGCTTAAACACTGTACCAGATAGTGGCTTGATGAATACTGTAGTGCTTACAAATCAGGTTTGTGTTTCACTTGCACGTATCTACCAGCGTGGCTTTGCAGTTGATCTGTCCAAGCTAGATGAAGTACGTCAAGAGTTTGAACAAGAAAAGAAACAACTTGAAACAGACTTGCAGTCACATGTCCGTAAGGTCATGGGTGATACACCTATTAACCTTAATAGCCCAGAGCAATTGTCTTGGGTTATCTATGGTCGCAAAGTTCTTGATAAGACTGAGTGGGCTGCAAATATTGACCCATACATGTCAAACAGTGAGTTCGATAGAATTATGTCATCAGGTACGCAGCGTTTATACAAGACTGTGGCACAGCAATGTCCATCATGTAATGGTGCTGGCTATGTTCGCAAGACCAAGAAGAATGGTGAGCCGTTTGCAAACCCTAGCCGATGCAAAGAATGTGACACTGCTGGATTCTTATTCAATCCAACTGATGTTCTAGCTGGCTTTAAGTTCAAACCACCATCAGCTAAGTGGGCAAGTGCTAATGGATTCACTACAAGTAAACAAAACCTTGAAATACTAGAAGGTGCAGCACGTAGTAAGGGCATGACAGATGCAGAAGATTTTCTGTACAAGGTACGTAGACTGAGTGCTGTTGATACCTACCTGTCTTCATTTGTTGAAGGTATTGCAACACATACAAAGCAGGACGGTAAGCTGCACGTAAGATTGTTGCAACACCGCACTGCTACTGGTCGATTCTCTGGTGCAGATCCTAATATGCAGAACATGCCTCGTGGCGGCACGTTTCCTGTAAAGAAAGTATTTGTGTCACGATTTGAAGGTGGTAAGATACTTGAGGCTGACTTTGCACAGCTAGAGTTTCGTGCTGCCGCTTATTTATCACAAGATGAGGTAGCAATTGAAGAAGTATCTACTGGGTTTGATGTACACTCATATACCGCTAAAGTTATTAGTGATGCTGGTCAGTCTACGAGTAGACAGGATGCGAAAGCACATACGTTTGCGCCACTCTATGGGGCAACAGGATTCGGCAGAAGCAAAGCAGAAGCAGCGTACTACGAACACTTCACAGACAAATACAAAGGAGTCGCTGCTTGGCATACCAGACTGGCTAAAGAGGCTATAACAACACAAAAGATTACCACGCCCAGTGGTCGTGAGTTTGCGTTCCCGGATGTGGTACGTAAATCTACTGGACGTGTATCACACTTTACACAGATTAAGAA